TTTTTCGCTTTTTTGGTGCGCTAGCCGGGGGCATAGCGGTACCAACGCCTGTTGGGTGATAGATTGCTTTATAGTAAAATAGGAGCGTCACATTCCCGCCCCTTGGCTCATCAAGCCACGCACGTAATAGAAATAAACCGTCACAGCAATTCCGTCATAATCGATAGAGTTGGATGCGCTTACATCGTTCGTGAAGTACACTCGAAACCCGAAATTTTTATCGAGTTGCGAAATGCGCTGATAGGTAGTTTGGCCCCACGTATCCGAATCGCTTCCCAGAATAATATCTGACAACGTACTAGCGCTTGAAGTTGCGGTTTCTGCCGAGCCGATTAGGGTACCGGCTCCGTTAAGCATTTGCACGTTGGCTGTTATCTGTGTACCGGATGAATTGGCAGCTACTAGTCGAACCTCAAAGCCTGAAATGATAGCATTGGTGGCTGCTCCTATAATTGTCGAGCGTACAAAAAAAACTTCGTCTAGATAGTTTGTCCGCCAACCATTCTTCATTGCTGAGGCTGTCGCAACTACCGCATTAATTGACCCCGCATTTCCTGGTTTAGTCCACGCAAGATTACCGGAGCCAAGGCCCTCCGATATTTTAGATGGAGATAGTTGGGGTTGCGTACTGTTGCCAGTTCCGGCTAATGCGGTTGACGCTAGTATGAATATGCAGAGTATTTGTTTCAGCATTAGTTATAGTAAATTGTACAGTGACAAGAGTTGGCAGTTGGGGAAGTGGTTGAACTATCCACACTGGTAGTTGTTCCGCGCAAAGAGAGTCCGTTGGCCACCGCTTGATAGCTAAAGCAGTCTAAAGAGTCTCGGTTTGACGCAACCGGTCCCAATATCACTTTGTCAAATGGCGTGTCTGAAGAGGTTGCCGCGCTCGACTTATCATAAACCTTCGCCGCGCATAACGCTGTCGTGGAATCGTTTCCACATCGCACGCCGTAATATTTTGTGATCGACGTTATCGCTGTTGTGCCGGTGCTTGAAAGAGACGCGTTGTATTGTTTGGCCATCGCGCAACCGGTATCACTCGATAGTATAACTCGCTGCGTGCCTGTGCCGCTCGCACCGCTTCCGGTACTAATAGAGTTTCCGCCTATCTGCGCTACGTTTACAGACTGATTAGCTGCTAAGCTCCACGATCCGGATTGTGTTGCTGCTACCGTTCCGCTTACTGTCTGAGTGCCGCTGGGAATGTTGCGAACTACAAGACCATATTCTGTTGTCGGCGCGCTATTAATTACCGAAGGCGATGCAAAAGATACGCCGTCTACCCCGTAAATTAATGATCTTGTCTGGAGTGCATTTGCACCTGTCGCGGGGCACGTATTACCCATCGTTAGCGCAATAATTGACGAACCGGTTACATCAGTTCCAGCTGCCGCAACTAACGGTGTGCTTGAGTAATATCCATCGCCCACTACTGGCCAGGGTTTCCAACCAAACGTTCCGCCACCAGTATCAAACCACGGCGTGCCGACGCGAGTAAAGTACGCATTCGCAAGTGAATCATACTCCGCTGTGTCTTGCTCAGTCGCCAACGTCATCGGTATAGATGCCGATTTTGCCTTTTGTCCTAGGGTGGTGTTAGTGCCACCATAACGAGACACATCGACCTTATCCCCTGGCTGTGGTTGAGCAAGTAAGAGAGCAGGGAAAAGAATTGATAAAAGTAGTTTCTTGATCATGTCGCCTCAAAAATGTCTGGATTAACCGATCCGCCTGAGTTTTGAATCCCGCGAATTTCTTGGGTCGTATTAAAAATAAACGTGTCGCCTGGATTAAAAACCGCACCTTGATTCAGTACTGCTACTGCCCCATATTCTAAATAAAAGGTGGTAGACGTGTTGTTAACCATGTAAGAGCCAGGTTTTCGGCTTGCATTAGCCGCAATAAATATGGTGGAGGCGTTATTTGCTACTGCTGGCCTAGTGTGAACAAACGTCACCATTGGGGCATATGCGGTAACTGGCAGCGGATGCGAACTATCAACCGTCTGCTCTCCCGTCCCGGTTCCAAAGTCTAACCGAACATGCTGAATGCCCTCGAGTAGAGTGGTCAGGGATCGTCGAACCTTATAGAGACCTTGTATCCAGTTTGATACTTCTTCGCTTGTTGCGCTCATTTATTACCCCGGTATCTCTTCGCTTTGAATGTCGGCGTTACCTAAAGCGTCTCTAACGATCCGGTATTTTTTCTTAATTGGCTTGGGCGCTTCATTTACAATCGTTAACGGTTGCACCTGCGGTTGATTTGCGGCGTTAGCTAATAAAAGCTCTTTCTCTTTCCTGGCTGCTTCCGCCTGTAGCCTATATTCGGTCATGTACTTTTCGCGCTCATCAAGCGCTACTTTTTGCTGTTCGTTTTGCACTCGCAGGGTTTCAATCTGCTGTGTAAACGATTGCTGTTGTGCGTCTAGTTGCTGCTTGAATTGCGCGGTGGCTGCCTCTGCTCCAACTTTTTGGGCTTCAATGGCTAACTCTTCCCGTTTTAACTCTGCGTCGCTTGCGTTCTTTTCGGCAAGTAACTGCAGCTCTTGTGTCTTAAGCTGTGCGTCCGTTTGAATCTCAAACTGCTTTAACTGCAGCTTCTCGGCCTCATAATCAGGTGGTGGCGGCGTGTCTGTGCTTCCAGTGTCTGCAGCCTGTGCTACTGCTTCCTTAAGCTTACCGATTAGCGCCTTAGAATCACGCATCCCCTGAACGCTATAGATTAATAGCTCCTGCAAGAAGCTTGTCATCGATGGCGGTAGGTTTTGAATGCTCGCAATCTGGGCAAATGCGTCTGTGATTGAGGTCACCAACTCCGATCGCTTTCTCCTGTCTGCTTCTTCGTTTACTAGGATCGTTGAGTCTGTTTCTATTGAGATTCTGATATTTTTCCACTTGTCAGTCTTAAGAAGCGCTAAGGCTGGCATAAAATTCTGTTGGTCGGCTTCGTCCATAAACCTAGCCCCAACGATTTCGGCAATCTTGTTAGGTTCAAATGTCCTAATAGCCAAGTCAACTAAAAGCTCTATGTCCTTTCGCACTAAATCCTGGAACATCTTTTGCTTGGCTGAAAACCTCAAGGATGCATGGCGCTCCTTAATCTTCTGGGCCTCTGCAGTCTCGACTGGATCTGATGCGCCTCTCAATACATCAGGAACGCCAGAAAGCTCATAAAAGTAATCTTTGAACGTTTGCACGGCTGAGGTCATCTCCTGCAGCGCCTGTGCAAGCTCGGCAACTGGGAAGTGTTGAACTAGATTCCCTAACCCCTTTTCGCCAACAATCTGAGCAAAGCCCTTGACCGGAATGTACTCGCCCTCGTCTGCATCACTCTGCAAAATCGCAAGCTCTGGAACGTTTTGATCGAAAATGCCGCGCCGCCTAGTTGATCTAATTAATCTGCAGAGACGCTTATAAGCTCCATTAATCTGCTTAATGATGTCTTCTAGCTGGGCATAAAGTGGTACTGGGTAAAGAGAATCTGGCCTAGCGGTGCCGAGTACAAATGGGGGGCATGGGAAAAAGCCACACAATTTATAGGGATCGTCGATTTCGTCTGTTTCAGAATCGACTGGCTTTAAATATCTTGTAGCAAGCGATTCTGACACATATCTAACCTTTCGGTCTTGTTTGTCCCAGATTTCCCAGACTTCAGCCACCGGATCAATTGACTTTGAATCCTTCTCCGCTTGTGATTCGTCTGAGCCCTTGCGCTTACCGTATGTTAAAAACCTGGCATCGTCGCCAAACTTATCAGTAGCATCTCGCCTTGTGAGACATAGCCTAAAACCAATTGCCTGTACTTCGTCCCAGTGCCGAGCATTTGGCGTGTGTAGAATATCCTCCATCGGGACTGGGATAAGCTTTGCACAATCATCCTCGATCTCTTGCTCGTAGTATCGGCCTTGCTCATCCTCTAAAAGTTCTGCCCCTTCTGGGATTATGTCGCCATTACCATCCACTAAGCTCGGGGCGCCGTCTGGCCCAGCTTGCTCGAGCACGTAGATCTTTTCGGCTTCATCGGTCTTTTCAGAGTCATAGATGACTCGATTTGTAGCCTTATCCCCCAACATGAAGTCATCTCGAGTTGAGTACAAAACTCTGTCGAATGGATTAACCTTAACCAAGTACTTGCCGAGTCTCTCCGCTATTGTAGCGGCAGTTGATGCGATTGGATCGCTACTACCAAACTCGGCTTCCGCGATGGGGACTGGTGTGGAGCTGTAAAAGGCTGGCTGAATAGTCTGAATCGAGGCCCAGAATAACGGGAAGCGATAGACTCGCGGCTGTCTTGAGGTAGCTCGGTTTGACGTTACGTGATACTCACCTAAATACTCTTTCCAGGCATTTTGGGTTAGGTGCAGATGCTCGGATCGGGCATCCTTGCTAGCTTTAATCCAGTTGATCCAATAAAGAACCCCCTGGTTAGGCTGCAATGATTTTGATTCCTCAGATTTTTCGTGTTTGTTTTTCTTAGTAGCCACCACTCTCCCGCATCGCTGTCCGCTTAAAATGCTGCTCTAGAAGTTCTGAAACGGTTGGCTTTTCTATCGATAGCGGCTGATCTGGTTTAGGTGCATCGGCCACAAGCGGTCTTGCCATGCAAGCATATCGCACCATGTCAGCGGCGTGATCTTCTTGCCCGTCCTCAATCGTTTCAACTTTCCTGATTGACCGCTGCAAGAGCGGCAATGTCCGAATGGTGTCTAATGCTGATTCACAAAAATATATAAGCGGTCCCTCATCCTTAGTGCCAATTAAACGGCTCCTAAGTTGAGACCACCCTGGAATGCGAGAGTCGTCAGCCTGGGTCAATATTACCCCGCATTCCGCAAACGTGTCAGCAATTTTTTTGCCTCCACGATCCTGGAAGGGTAGCGAATCGGTTAGTGTTATTGATACGTTCCGCTCTTTGGTCCTCTGCAGAATTCCGTGCGCTATGTCCTCATTGCGCAAACCTAGCCCTACATTGTCCTGGCCTGGTTGCTTTCCGTACCATTCCCGATAGAGGATTAGCGCGCCCCTTGGGTATCTGAGCTTGCGCCCGTTGGAAATGAATGCTTCTCCGTCTGATACGCACCAAAACCCCACGGAAAACGGGCGATAACTACCCCAGTCGAATGTGCGAAATTTGAAATAATGATCAGGTGGCGTAATATCCGGGATCACGTGCAAATCACGTGAAAACTCGGTATAAAACGCACCTACAAGCGCGTCCCAGTCGCCCTCTTCTAGTGCCCTAACTAACTCGGGAGAACCCAAACCGCGCAACGTCTTTCGGTACTCTTCAGGATTAATGGACGGGTTATCGGTTAGCCTAGCCTTGATAAATTGGCGATTAAAACCACCTTCGCTGTCTGGAGTGGTCCAAATCTCGAGTGGTTTGGCAGCGTCAACGAACCACTTTTTAAAATAGCTATGCCCCTCACCCCCTGGATTAGAGGTGTATAGAATCCTTGGCATTAGCTCGCGGTATTGGTCTGGTATCTTTTCCCGCATTTCTTGGGGCATTCTCACACGGTGGCGCAAGAATCTGACCATAAACTCTGTGAATTGCGTGGCCTCCTCTATGCCAAGTAGGTGTATTTCAGCCCCTCTATAGTTCTCTACGTCCTTTTCGTGTTGACAGTGGCATAAATAGATCTTTGATCCGTTCCAGCATCGGATATCCATATCAACGATAGTGCAGTGGCCTGAATCGACTAGGGGCGCAAGCATTGACCTAAAGCCGGTATCCCCATCCATGTGATTACGAGATAGATCGGCATAGTGCCGCCGGAACATATACGCGCTTAAATTAGGGATAGCGCAGCAAAGAACAATAAAGACAACGCGCATCAGGTGGCTTTTGCCTGGGCCCGCGCTGCCTCCGTAGAGCACTTCTCTTGCGGGTGTAGCAAAAGCTAGGGCCTGTTTTGGCCATAGCGGAAAATCAAGCCTTGGGGCTTCTGAGTGTGACATTAATTACCGGGGCAAGTAGTTCTTTACCGTCTTTTCCCGATAGCTCTACCGCTTGCGCTGGCTTGCCATAGGCGCGATCGGCCAGGTATTTAGCGGCAGAAAGTCGCGTTTCTTGTTCGATAGCGTTGAGCATTAATTCAGCGATTATAGAGATCGATTTTGGTCCGTACTTCTTTAGCAGTGCGTCGTATTTGGGATCGCGTTTGGGTCTGCCTCCTGGGTTTCCAGACTGGCCTTTTTTAAACGGCATTGATTGTTATCTGTTCTGAATAAAAAACCGGGGGCGGCTCGCATTCCGGCACCCCGGCGAAAAACACCTATCGGATATTTGAAATATAGTCCGAGTCTGGGAGTTGGTCGTCTCCCAAATTGAAAATCATATCAGCAACCTCAAACCCTCGAGATCTATTCTTTTGACGCCCTAGCATGGATCGAGAGTCTCCCCCGCGCCGAATGGCTTCCCTCTCGTTTATTATCAATTTCCTGATTCGTTTCGGGCAAATATCGAGCTGAAAGCATCGCCATAAGACGCTAAACGGCTGTGGTGCGTTTGGCATTTTGCTATCGAGTAGCCAAGCGATGGCTTGTTTTTGTTTAACCTTGGGACAATCCACTTTTGCCAATCCAAACCCAAGCGCGTCAAGAATTGCCCTTTCGATAATCGCCCAGCATAGCGCCCGCTCACCCCTAATATGCTCGTCATGTGCAAGAATTCCCATAGCTCAACCTGCAAAAACTAATTAGAATTAATTTGCGGTTGTTTTCTTTTCTTTCAATGCGATGTTCCTAGCCTCCGTTCATAGCGGAGGCTTTTTATTATGGCCTCAAGACGCTTTGATGATAGTTATCGCTCCTTGGGTGTAAGAAATAGAATGAAAGATACAGATTGGCCTGATGCAAGGCTATTCAGAGAACCAACGTCAAAAGAGGTTGAGGGCGCCAGTGTTCTGGCTTGGCCACCCGCGCTGGAAGCTAAAATAGCCAGGATTCTCAATGCTCCCGCTCCTTCAGCGCCATCTCAGGCTGCAACGTTATAACCTTCCCTTCGCGCCTAATGCGCAAGAGAATCATGTATTGATTGGCTAGATCGTTGATTAGGTTTTCGGCGATGTTTAGGCGTTTTATTAAGTGCTTTCTATTTAGGTAGTCGATCCATCCAATAACTAAAAGTATTGAAATATAAGTGATAGTAATTATCGTTTCCATTAAACATCATCCCCCAAAACATCGTCATCTTTTTCTTCAACATACCCATTTTGGCGCTCTAGCTGCTGAAAGCGAAATAAACCGCCAATGCCACCAATTATTAGATAAATAGGCCCGGTTAAGACCATCCTTGCGCCTTGAGCCATACCGACTACTATATTTTTTGCAAACTCACCAAACGTTAACCATGCGCCATCATCGCCCTTTCGGTCGATTAATTTTTGATAATGTGGATCATGCTGCTTGCATAACGGTGAGAATTTATACCACGGATCGTTTGGCCCTGTGTTGGCTTCACCTAGCCCGCAGTAATTTGGGTCGGTGGTAATATTTCTATACTTCTCTAGAGTAAGTTTAAGTTGAATTTCGGCTAACTGCTCTTTTGTTAATTCATCTAAGGATTGTACTGGCTTTTCTGGGTCAGTCATTTTAATGCGTTTCCTTGAAATTAAACCCGTGATCCTCTTTATCCAAGTTCATAGAGATACACAGGCGACGTGTTCTATTATAAAGCACTAGGATTTTATCGCCCTGCTTGTTCTTACATTTAAACATCCCATCAGCCACTAATTGTTCAAAATCTTTCAAGACCTCGAACATATCCTCAATTGTTATTTTCTCATTCGTCGTCATTCTGTCACCTCCTGCTCGCCAAATCTTTTTATCTCTTCTATCGTTAGTCCGGTCTTATTCCACTTATTAACCATCTCCTCCACCGCAGCTCGCCAGCCACGTTTAAAAGCATGATGTTCGTAGTTCACCACGGCATTCTCATTGCTTTCATTTCGGGGGTAATTTTCTTCCGCTCGCTTTTCGATTAGTTTCATAGGCCATCTCTCCTCAATCTCCACCTTGCTCATAAACTTTAGATTACTCATCCTCCACCTCGCTTGAAATGCTGTGATGCTCCACCGAATGTTTCCTTATTCCACTCGTTTCGGGCTAGAAACCACCTGTCGATGTGCAGGCCTCATATACTTCGCTGTCGTCAAACACAAAGGTGATATTACGAAGATTGCTAACGCTGATATATAAATTATACTCTTTCATAATCGCTTGAATTTTCCTAAACGCCTCGCGGTGTGATTGTTTCATTTCTCCTCCCCCATAATTTCGCGCAAAGCTGAGAGTGGGATCATCTCCACGTCCATTATATTTAGCCCATTATATCTTTTTAACTTCTCCACCTTCTCCTCCAACAACTCCGCCAGCTTTTTTGCGCCTGCGATATAAGCATCTTTAGCTATGTCATCGGCTGGACAGTCTGACCAATCGTCTATAATATCCAAGCCTCCAACGTATTTAATCCAGAGCTTGTCATAGTCAGCATATCCCTCCGCCTCCATCTCAATCTTGGATTTAGTCATTTCTCTTTCCTCCTGCGCTTGGGTAACACTTCCCTAAACTTAACTATCTCTCCACAAGGGGTAATAACTTTGCGTAGTGGTTTAGACGACAGATTGACAATTCTTTCGCTCAAATGCGACCACTCTATCCATATCTCACGCGCCTTCCTCCTAGCCTTAGCTTTTTTGCGTGTCATTTTGCTCCTTATGTTTGCCGTGAGTCTTGCAGTAAGGGGCAACGCAATTACCATCGTCGTCCACTAAGATGAATCCACAACCTTCGCAGATAGCGCGATAGCCCATTTCTGGCTCTAGTGGCGTTCCATCACCTAGTCCTGCCAATCCCCTTAAATCTTCGCCAAAATGTTCGATTGAACATTGCTTGCAGTAATCGCTCATTTGACCATCCTGTTGTAAAACACTAATAGCTTAAGAGACACTTTCGCAAAGAGTACCTTCATTTTCTTTGGCTCCTTTCGCTGTAATAGTAACTGACAATTCGGCCCATCAATCTCCCCTCGGCGCTCGCTGTCTGGTAATCGCATCCAAGCATTTAACATCTCAGTATCAGTAGCTCCGAGTCTATATGGCGGGTTGTGAGTCGCATTGTCTGGTATGAAACTCTTTCTACAGTCGCACCAAAGCTTATTAATTTCCTTGCGACAATATCGACACGTCCCATAATTCCTCATTTCTCCTGCTCCTTTTCTTTTGAGGCTAGCCAAGTTTTAAAATCAGCGCCATATGCATCACTCGTCCCCTCGTAATATCTCATTGTAGCGCTTACCGTTCCTGCTAAATAAGCCTCTTCCAGCGCGGCGGTTAGTTCTTGTGGGGTGAGGACGATGACCCTCTCAGGATTTCCCCATTTTTCTTGGACATTAAGATCTATTGAGTTCATATTTCGCCAGTCCTCATATGCCCACATTTCTTTACCGTATTTCATTTCTTTTCTCCTGAATATTCATCAGCGGCCTTGAGGATTTCGTTCGTAATATCAATAGCGTCCTCTCTGTTCCAAGAGTGCCTCCTTTCCGAGTTTAGGTCATATGCAAAAACAGTTCTTTGGGCTATTAGTTTAAACAGTTCTCTTGACTCAGATTTTGTGACTAGTTGGATAGTTCCATCTGGCATAATCCACCCTCGTTTCATTTCCCCTCGCTCCCGAAAATAATATGTCTAATAGTTAGTTCTAAATTCCAAGGAATACGCCCATCGCGTATCGCTTCATTTAGCCTATCATTAATAACAAGCCTCTCCGCCTCGCGGCCATGCTTGGAGCCAGCTAGGAAGGTATAATGTGAGCTTACTCTAATGCCGTCATCACAATCATTGAAACATCGATTCACATACTCTTCCGCCGCCTTCTTATCATCCCCGCTGTGGGTCATGGGTTAGTCCTCCTCGTTTAGTTCAGCGTCCATAATCTTATCCTGCATCTCATCCCAATGTGCGTCTAGCTCGCCTGGCGTCGGCTCTCGAAGCGTTTTCTGGTAATACAGTTCCATCCATGACTCATAGACTTGCGCCATTAAATGGCCAATCTTCGGTGGTATAATCTTTTCAAAATTACTCATCCCCTCACTCCCTCCGCCAGATTTCTTGCGCATCGCGCCAAATAGCTCTTATATGACATCGATGAAAGTCATAAAGCGTTGTGCCGCTCCACCAATAAACAAACTCCCCTAACGTCTTTGCAACAACCCTCTCCTCTGTGCTAAGGCCTGGCTGTACGATCACTAAATCCCCACGCTCTATCTCAGGCATCTCCGTCGCCTTTTTGCGGCGTCTAAGTTCGTGATCATAATTCTCGTCCAATTCGATGTGAACCATGCGTCGTTGTGCTGGCCACCGCTCTATCGTCTCCCAGTCGTTGTTCATTTTGCTACCTCATTAGCACATTGCTCATCCAGTAGAATATTATTCCGCGACTCGATAATTTTCCGGTCAACATGGGCAATTAGATATTGCCTGACGGATTCGAGCGTCTTAGACCCAGCCCATTCAACTTCATTCATCCAGCCCCTAATCTCTGCCCATATATCATCACGAACATTATCAACAACATCCGGGTTTGTTTCGGTTAACCATTCTAGCGTCATTCTCAATCTCCTTTCTTTTCTAAATCGGGCGGGGGTGAATACCCATTAATATTTTAAACGCTTCTTTCGCGCATTGCGGAACCACTGCATTACCCAATCCTCTAAGGCGGTCCATTCTAGCGGGTATCCCATTAACCACTCGACCCACCCTGGGTTCAACTTGCCACCAACCGCATGGCTCAGATTGCCATGCCCCATGTGCTTGGGATCGCTTGCTAGCGGCGTCGGCCAGTTGCCCGACCGAGCAAAAGCACTTAGAGTTCGTTCGCTTTGCCGCCTCGCCCCTGGTATCCCCATCATTGGTCCACGATCTGCTTCGCTTGCTTGTGGCGTTGGCAAGTAACCACCACCTATTTCTAACGTGTCGAGCGCCGACTTCTGCCGCACTGAGGAATCCATCCCTGCAATCGTAGCCAATCGCCTCAAGCTCGCCCCTGACGCTAGGCACATATTTTCTGATTCCTGGCACATTTTCGAAGAATACGAACTTAGGTCTACATTCTCGAATAAGTCGAATTGCTTCACGGAATAATCCGGTTCGCTTGCCGTCCAAGCCTTTACGAGCTCCTGCAACACTGACGTCCTGGCATGGGAAACCTCCGTAGATAATATCGACGGTAGGGAGCAATAATCCACGCAAGGTTCGGATGTCATCCCATATAGGCGCAATTGGCAAGGTTCCTGATTGCATGTTTTTAAGTAGAATGGCCTGGGCGTATCTATCGTTTTCACAGTAGGCAATTGGCTTGACCCACTCCGATAGAGCGAGGGTAATTCCTCCGATTCCGCTAAATAAATCCAAGCCATTTATCACAATTTTATCCACTTACTCATTTTTCGGCGGTTCCGGTGGTTGAAAAAAGTTCAATCGACCCCGACCACGACCGCGACCGCGACCCCGACCGCGACCACGACCGCGACCACGACCGCGACCCCGACCGCGACCACGACCCCGACCGCGACCCCGACCACGACCACGACCGCGACCCCGACCGCGACCGCGACCACGACCTGTCGTATCCGGCTCTGAGGATCGCGGCGTTCATTTTTGCACCCGCTGGGTTTTGCTGATCTCGGTCGC